GTGAAACGTCAGTACCCGTCAGTACCCGTCAGTACCCACGAGTTGTATGATGAGACATTACAATTGTTCATTGTTACTCCGGTCTCTCGTTTCACTGGTACTAGGAGGAGGGGCAAGGGCAATGCTCGTTCTGGCACTTCATCTTGAGCTGAAGGGCTAACCCGATGTGATCCTTGCAGAAGTAGTCGGAGCATGCACACTTGTCGTAAAAGAAGGGTTTCACCTCTGTCGTCTCCAAACAGATAGAGCACTGTGTGAGCGGAGCCGTCACCACGATGTGGTGTACTTCTTTGAGGTGCTCAACGGCAGCTTGCGCGGCCACATTGAAGCCCCGAGACGCAGGTGACGGCAGAGGGGGCCAGATCCATATCGGGGAACTCTGTGCGAGCTTGGGTAGAATACCGCGGAGGACAACCGGTATATCCTGTGAGAACTTCGGTAGAATGTTGGGTGAGGGAGTCTTGCCGGTGTTCTTGGTGTTCTTGTTGGTGTTCTTGTTGGTGTTCTTGTTGTTCTCCTTTTTGTCACTATCAACAAGCTCTCCTTTGGATTGCTGCTTCGCGAGTGCCTGCTTCTTCTTCCTGTACGCCCTCTGGCCCGCGAGAGCGTCGTAGGGGTTAATCTTGTGATTCGGATCATCGGGGTGTATGAACACGCATAACTGAGGCGCATCCCTGTACCTGCAGTTCATGCTCCTGCAGTTCACAGTCTTGTAAAGTGATGGGCAGTTGCCGGGGTAGCGCATCATCACGAGAGACGCGCGCTTGCTGCTCCAACCCGCTTCGCGCACGTGAAGTGAAGGACGACACACGCACACACCACAGGGGAGCCCTATTAACAGGGTGAGTGGTTTCCGACATATATTAAAGTAAGTCAAGGAGAGCAAGCTAAGACTGTTTAGTTATGCTGGTTGGTTTTCTGGTGGTTCGGGGTGTAGTGACAATGGTGTTTTTCGCGTAGAGCTTCGTCATATCGCCAATCTTAACAGATTTTTTATTCACAATCTGTTTACTGGCTATGTTCAGAATCGCATCTTCAGAAGATGAAAGTTGTTTCAATAAAAAAGACGGGAAAGCTGCTTTATGATTCGTACCACCTACAGTACATGGAAGATTGAGAGACTTTCGTGAGCAGGGGGGGGCCAGTGGCTCTTTGTGGTGAGATCCATTATTTGCTGGCCTTGTAAAATTTGTAACTAATCTATATCTTTCAAAGTTTTGGGCAACAAGCTCGGTTCCTTGCGCCAGTTTGTTCTTGAAAGTTTGAAGTTGTGATGATGAAAAGGCGATGTTCAAGTCTACACACAATTTTCTAAGGTAGTTTGATTGTGTATTATCATACAGCAGTTGCATGATTTTGAAAAGGTCTAATCTCTCCGTGCGAACGCGCGCTTCATGCCAGGGGAACAAGTTCAGGACTGGTTGTGGTGAGTGATCGCATTTAAATATGTTTAGAATTTTGCTATTTCTGGGGGGCAATTTTGTTACACGATCGTTGTCGAAAAAAAGAGTCATAATGTCACAATTTGGCATTTCTATTTTGTACTTTTTTTTGTCCCTAGTAACATACATTAAATGATAGTTCATTATTGAAGGACATTTTCTTATCAAGACGTTATGCAGATGCAAATCATTGTGTCGAACACCAATTCTGAAATTGACTTCAATTGCATAAAGAATTTGTATTAATAGATTCTTGCATGCATTTTTATGTTTTTCTCCACTTATCTCATCGAGTTTGACGAGGTACTCTCGCAAATCGATTACGTTAGAAAATGTTTCAGTTACCAATACCGTATCTGGCTCCGACATGTTGTAGTTTCTGATACGAAATGGACAAGCTCCAACATCTACAATCTGTGTCATCAAATTGTACATTTTTTTTTCGTACTTCAAACCCGATTTTCTTTCAATATCTTCACTATCTTGTTTTTTAACAACAATAGAGAATTTGTCGTGTGTGCTTGTGACACAATCTACCATGAATACATTCGTTTTGCTCATAGTTCTTACTCTATGTTTTTTAATCTTCTTAACAACGTTGTGACCACTTTTATCGAATATGCCTATTTGATTATCTGCTAGTACAAGTTGTAACCCCTTGTATAGTTGTTTCCGTTCACACATTACTTATTATGCATATTTTTTTTCAAATATTCGTCTATTTTGTCAGGCAAAATTTCCATGCTTTTAGTATATAGAAATGTTTGTTATCCAACTTCTTGCAATCCTCATTTCAATGGTTGTTTATATCTTCTGGTTCTTGAAATCGGAGTTCGTTCGTGTCTTAGATCGTATCGACCAGGCAACACTTGGACTTGCACGTCTGCAACGAGAGGTGGGACAGAGTACACTCAATGCATTGAATGATCAAATAAGTGAAACACTAAGTGGTCTTCAAGAGGACATGTATGATGATTTAGGAGAAGAGGGTGGAGAGGAAGTTGGGCAGCAGGGTGAGGGCGGTCAGTATGAAGAAGAGGGTGACGAGTTTCAAGAGGAGGAGGATATTGACGAACCAGATAAGAAAAGATTAGAACCTGTTGAAGAGCTAGACGAGGTTGAAGATATGAACCCGGACATTGATGAAGCATTGATTGAGTCGGTTATTGACGAACTCGATAAGCCCGAAGAGGAAGAAACACCTGCACCGCGCAAACGTGGAAGGAAGCCAAAGAAATAAATATTTAGTATATTCAAGGTGAAAAAAGAATGGCGAAAATTGATGATGTGGAAGACTTGCAAGATATACGAAGCACAGGTAATACACAAGTTTTTGGAGAGAACGTAAATATGTTTGACTTGGTTATCATTCCCTTGTACATTTTGACTCATACCTGGGTACTGTACGGAAGAATGTGGGCTTTATTTTCGTCTGTTTTATTTGGTATTCTTTATATTGGGGGTTACTTCGAGTTGAGTTTCATCACAATAGTGTTCGTTTCTTTTTTCGTTGCCGATTTGTTAATTACCCAAAGAATACTGAGGACCGCTGATTCAAGAACACAAACTTACGCAACTCTAGCGTTGACTTTTGTTTTTATTGTTTTTTTTATCATGCTTCTGACTGGAGGCATCGAGCCATATCAAGGAGCACTTGCGTCACTTGTTTTATACATTGCTCAAGCAAATTACAGGACATCCAGCTTGACAATGTCTAGTGCTCAAAGTGAAGGATCCGTAAATAAAAATAATTGATATTTGTCGAAATAAAAAAAAAAGCTTAGTGTAAATGTCAGAGATTCACGAGACACCAATAATTCATGGTACAATGAATGTTTCGAGCCTAGCATCAAATCTACTTTTTTTTAACGATGGGTCTTCAATGAGTGGTGTAGACGACCAACTCGATATAAATTCAAGCAATCCATTGAGCAATTCTGCGATAGCAAGTGCAATAAGTAGCATAGATACACCAGATGTCAATTATTTCGTTTTTCATGGCATAATGAATCCAAGCGCATCACATGATGCTACGGGTGAGGTTGCGTTCCCAACGATACTTAAGTTATCAAGCAACGTTGCTCCCCTCCCCTTACTAGCTAACCCAGTTACCTACATAACTTTACCAGTGGCAGGCACTTACAGTATCTACTACAAGACAACTGCCTACAACAGTAATGATATTGTTTCAACAAATATTAGAGTGAATAATTCTCAACTTGCTCCAAGCCCATTCGAAGGCAGAGGCATCTTAACACATACAACCACTTACTATTCAAGTCATGCTAATGATCTTGTAACACTCTATTCTAACAATGAGACTTCTGCACATTCTGAACTGCTCATTAGTCTCTTTAAGAAATCTTAGTCATATAATCCATAATGACTATTAATACCATCTATGTCTGTATGTCTCTGTGTCCATTGACTATTGTTTGTCGTATTTGTGCTGGATCACTCATAATCGACTCGAAACGATCGACCAGAACGCGATTGTCGCGCATGTTGCGCATTAGAATGATTTGTTGTCTCGATCCAACAATGACTGCATGCAAGTGGTCTGCATTGCCATCTTTGATACACGTGTTATTTGAATCACAATAGGAATATTTCATTTCTTTGAGCATGTCATTCAGAGCGAAACGTAGCGACCGCATTGCCCCCAGCACGTACGAACATGTCAGTACGTCAAGATACACCAAGGCTCGATTATGGTTCATAAGTTCTGCAGATTTTTAAGTGCGTCGCATGTCACATAATACACAGTCAAGAACGTGCACTTATAGCGTCTGCGTTGGTTTGCCATGGCCCACGCGCGATTAACAAGGCACAGACGCAAGGCACATTGAACTTGTTCCCACCATATCGTACTCTTCATTGCCATACCGGCAATCATTGTCCACAGCTCGATGGACAGATCATTGCCAGTGATGCGATCACGCTCCACTTCAACTTGTGTCATTCGGCCACTGGCTGTAATCGATCCATCGATCCCCACACTGTGCCGAAACTCTGATCTTGCAGCATTGTCTCTGTCACTGATCTATCTATGATTACTTGCAGGTCGGGTGAAAGAGTGGTGCGTTTGGAGGCACATGGAGGGAAAAGGAGATCGACTGACCATGATGCGGGGTGAGGAAGATGCCCCGAGGTTCTTAGGAACAAGCGTAAATGACAAGTTTCATCTCAGATGTAACTGGCATCATCTATTTTCGTTCAAAGTGGCGGGTCGCCCACAAATGTACATATCTCGAATGCTTATGTCATCGTCGAAAGCCATGCAAACGACGCTGAGCAATCATTGCGTTGGTTGCTTCTACCCGCTAAGAAACACGGAAAAGACAGTGCAGCTGCTTCGATTTATTGGAGAAGATACAGGAGAAGGAGTGGTGGTGTTTCGTGGTGATGAGCCTTGTTCGGCCCCGAAGCACGAGCAGTGGCCCCTCAACGATCTTCTTCTGCTCATGCAATATTCAGATGCATATAATGGTGCTTGCAAGACACATCACACAGCAACTATTCCGATACTTTCTCCGAGATCTCCCTTGAAAGCACCCCCCCTAAAGACCCAACGGGAGATTGAGTCATTCTCGGGGACAAGTATCGCAGGCATCTCAGTTGGTGGCTTGAGTGATGTTTGCTTAGAGCTGCGCAAGTTGACACCTCACCCTATCGATATTGTCGTGACACATGTTTCAGAGCCAGAATGTCGACTCAGGACCTTCGACTCGATCAAAAACCTTGCTTCAGCTGAACATTTCAAGACGCAAGGATCGATGGATGATACAGCAGGAAACACGGGGTTGACCTGCGGCCTGGAGGCTGCTTACAACTGTGGTTTTCCTGCTACTGCAGATTGGTTTGCAGATGCCTCTTTCGTGAATGCGGAAGCTTTCTTAGCTGATGGAAACGGAAGTAAGGATGACAATGATACGTACCTGACCACAACTGGAGGAGGCAATAATATCACTCCAGAACTAATGTACAGTGTCCTCAAGGAACATACGAAGCAAGAATTCGTAATTGAAAACATATTTCCATTTGGAAGATCGGATGTTGGCTCTGATGAATTTTGGGAGAACCGGAAGTTTGCGATCATTGCTATTCGACTTCGCAGCGGTCTTCATTGGGTTTCAATGGAAAAGATTATTATGAATGGAAATGAAGTGTTTTGTCTACGCGAAGGAAGGGGTGGGCTTGTTCGAGACTTCACAGACAAAACTGTACGGCCCCACACAATAAGAGAGCTGAAAAGGAAAGTGTTTTAGATCAGTAACATTATAGAGACCGCAATCAGAAGCACTAACAAAAAAATAATAGATATAAATATGAGCTTATCTTTCACAGTTACAACACTTATTATTTTTGTTTCCTCATGATGCGAAACATCCGCCGGTATCCAGCTGGAGCCACTCTCCAATGTTACGTAATCGCTTTCCTTTATTGTCACACCAGATAATGTCTCCTCAGCATTCCACTCATCTTCTGAAAGAGTAACTTCCGTCTCACTTATTCCACTCACCTGATCTACTCTTGCAGACTCAATCATTGTCTTTAGTTTTTCAAGTTTCAATTCTGTCTTGTCCAGTTTGTCCCACCCTTTTGCATCCGCTACTTTCCATTTATGTGCAGATACTTTAGTCTCTGTTGTTGTCACTGGCTTAGGTGTGTAAAATAACACTCTTACCCATTCTGGTAGCTCAGCTAGCACGGACAGAAGAGGACCATCTGCATTTGCGGACAGATCACGCCAATAGCTTGTATAAGTATAACATGAATATGCATCATCTTCGCATTGTCCAGACTCCGTTTTTGTCATTTCTATTCTCAATTAAAAAAAATCTGTATTTTGAAGCAGGAAGTTGGCTGCAACAAACCACCTGGGGTTTTTTTGAAGAGCGCACCAGTCTATGTCTAAGTCACTAGTATTTATTACCCTGTACATCAAAATCGTGCCAGCAATAGTTTCGTCTCTGGGGGTCATCAAGGATCGAAGAATAATGTTGCCACTATCCATTGGCTGGTAGAACTGAGCGATTGCTCTTAAATCATTCACATGATACATGCCCACACAACCTTTATGACGGATACCTTCATCTTTCCGTTTGTACCACTCAATCATTTCGAGTGAGCAATCGTATTCAACTGATGACCTTTCGTACTGAAGAGTCCAAAAAGATAAAGTTGACATCATCGAAGAGAATTGTAGCGGCTTCATTGTCCATGAGATGGGTGCTGGTAATAATGCAGCAGAAAATGGTATACTCAGAACTAACATTAAACTAGGTTGATATAAAAAATTACACCCCGGCGCAAAGTGAGCGTGACCACAGGGATAACCCTCTCCGCAGGTGAACGCCTACCATTTAAGTCAGGTGAACGTTCGGGAAGAGATCGTCCCCTGTGGTCACCCTCGGCTTCTCTGAGAGCACTACCTACCTAACTCTGTCAGCCACGATGAACCCGAATCAGATCAACCGGGTCAACCATGCAAACGCATGGCAGCAGGCGCGGGAGGAGGCGGCCGAGAGGGAGGTGGCGTTTGTAGAGGAGCAGGAGGAGGCGCGGGCGGAGGAGGCGCGGGCGGCGTGGGCGGCGGCGGAGGAGGCGGCCGAGAGGGAGGTGGCGTTTGCAGAGGAGCAGGAGGAGGCGCGGGCGGCGGCGGCGGAGGCAGAGGAGGAGGAATTTAATATAATACAGAATATGGCTAAGAAGCAGAGGGTCGACAAGCGGCGGCGGGGCACCGGGGAGTCCGTCATGATGGCGGAGGGGCTCGAGCAGGGGCTCGAGGAGGCGGGCGCGCTCATTGAGGAGCTGCAGAGCCGGCTTGTTGAGATGGAGACTTTCAAGAAGAAGTATCAGGCCCTCGCGGCGATGCTCAACGATTTGGGGGTCGACGACAACAAGATCGCGGAGCACCTGGGCAACTGGCTGAGCAACTGGAAGGCGTGAGCGGACGGCGGGATGGGATGGGGAATGAATGGAAAGGGGGAAGGCAAAGTGTGCCTTGGTCATACTCCTGCCGATACTCTGTTGACGTGTAAAATTGGGTTCATAACAACTGATGAAGCCACCCTACGTGATAATTGGACTGTCATTCAACATGTAAAAAAAAAACCTTGAGGTTAAAGAGATGAATCGTTTTGTGACTTTTGTAAGCTTAGATTTGTATTCGTATTGGTATCACAGATCTTGTCATATGTTCAATGCACCATGGCACAAAGCTCACCACAAGGAGGAAACTATCGACCCAATTACAGAACCCATCTTGTCGGGTGTTATGATATTCGGCGGTATCAAGGCTTACGAAAAAATGAAACCTTTGAATTGGCTTCCGGTTTGTCGAAGAGTTTGTATGTTATACTGGTTTCTAGTATCATCAAGCCATTATTTGGGCCACAGGCTCGACTATAGTCACGTGTTTCCCATCAACAAAATTCAACAAAAACACTTGTTTCATCACAAGAATCCCGAGTACAATTACAGTATCCTATTGCCCTATGATGTTTTGTTCGGCACATCCGATATGTATATTAAGAAGGATGTGCGCAAGCTTGATTCTCAATAAGTATACAACCGACGATCACGTCACTTCATACCCGTTGATTTCGCGTAGGGTATTGTTCTCTCAGTTGGAACCGTTGTGATTTGCTTCAAGTGCAAGAACTTTTCGACACTGCCATCAATTTCCTGTTTCTTTGACATCCAGTACTTTAAACTTTGGACAGATGAGCGACGATCAAAAAGGTCGTCGTCGCTTTCTTTAGTCAAAAGTGGGGCATTTGTTGGACACAGGGTTGACGCTTCGCGTTTCGAAAGCATCTCTGATGATGGGTAAGACGTAAAGCTTGAGCTGGAGGCAGCTGTGTTGAACATAGCAGCAAGTGAGTGACAAACAGGCATAGTGGCGCGTGTCGCAAATTTGGTCGATCACTCAACTTGTGGTGTTGGCGCTCCCCGACAGAGTGGCATTCAAGTTCAAGATAATAGACACGGACACAACATTATGGCGTGCCGCTCCAAACAGTCGCCTGCAAGTGCACTACCAAGTCCCTCCGGATCACCCCGAGCATCACCCCGAGCATCACCCCGAGCACCCCTTGCACCAATTGGTAGTACCTCCGGACCATCACTCCGAGCATCACTCCGAGCATCACCCCGATTACCCCGACGCTCGACTTTTAAGAGGTCGTTAAAAACAAACCTGTTTATGCTTAGGTAGACCCCACTATTTAAGAATGTCTGCTAAAGCGCCTTACAGCGATTAAACAAAATAGGGCAATGATAATACCTGCAAGAATTGGTTCATAAGTGACCAGGGGGGGGCGCTCAAGATTTTTGTTCATCATCAAATACTCCTCAATGGTCACAATTGGCTTGCCCAAACGTCTATTTACCTCATTATGAATTTCATTGACCCACGTAATGAGATTCATTCGAGATGATACGGCATGATGCACAGGTTTATTTTCAATAAGTTTGGAGTAATGTTGGGCGCATCCTGGGCAAGGCAACAAGAATCTAAGTGACTCGTAAAAGTTTTTTGCGGCATGCATTTCGTCGGGGGTTGGGTGTTCAGGAAAAAAGTAAGCTGTTGTATGCATGACGAACCAAAATTTAGACCCCCAATATCTGGGATCCGGTAGTGGAATATTGGAGTCTCTTATTTTTCTTTCCGTATCCATTTAACTGACGCGTTATTTTTTTGTTCACCAAAATAGCGCATATATGCTATATGAGCGTTGCACTTCTTCAAACATTTCCTCGTGAAAACGTAATAGCTGTGTTGACAGTGGTAACTTTTGTGCTCACCTGTAAGATGTACAATCATTTCTTCGCACTCCCACAAGAGACTTACAGTGATGTAGATATCACAAAAATGGCACTCATTGGTATATTTTCTGTGTTTGTAACTCGCGGTGCAGTCACGGCACTCTTCGAAAGGTCTATTGATATCTCTTCAGCATTGGGTGCCACATCACATTCGGTAACACCAATAGTACCAGAACCCCCCCCTGCAGTGCCGTCACTGGTGAAAATAGTGAGGTAAAATCACTGGTAAAAAAAAGTTCTTTCATTTGAAATGAAAAGGATAACTGAGAAGATGCTAGAATTCATAGAAAGGGAATTAGGTGATGAAGAAACCAGATTGCGCATTCAGAAAAAAATATTAGCTCCATCACTTAGTCTTTTGAAAGATGAAATCGATAAATCGGGTACCGACAATTATCTCCTTTCACTCATACATCACCTTCTCTGGCCTGTTATATGCATTTTGATCATGACTCTATCTTTAAGTTTCGTTACAATCTTTATTCAGATATACACACTTATGCGTTAGGTTTCCGTCTTTTTTAAAAGATGAGTCTTGTATAATAATGATCTCAACAGGCCGCGAGTACGATCGCTTCATCATTGCGATTGTCATAGTGTCAGTATTCTTACTTGGTTTGTACGTGATGAAATGTAATAGCTCCAATTCAAAGAAAATGAAAAAGCAAGAGAATTCAATGGCGGATCGCATGGACTACTTGACTAGACAACTCAACAAAACTTCCAAGAGCGTAACGGATTTGTTGGAACCTAAAGTTGAGGATCCTCCTACTTCCCCAAGTAACAAGGAAGACAATGATAACTTGCCGAACCCAGTGGCATCCTCCTTTATGGGTTAAACTTTAAAATACTGAAGAAAGCGGACAAAAGAACAAATGTTAACGCGCCACCGCGATACATACACAGGCATTCAAAAAATAAAATTAATACAGCATATAAACAAGCTGCCGAGCACGCTGCCGCATAGAGCATCTCAGATGGCATCCATGATCTTCTCTGCCATTTCGGAGTCAAACGTAATCGGATTGTCACTGTTGTGGATGACTTTGGTAAGCTTCTTGCCGTTCGAGTAGTGAGAGCCACTGTGGCCCTTGTTCCCGCCTGGAACGTAGCCTGCCCAATGGTCAGTGCTGCCGCCGTTGGTGATTGCCTGGAACTTGCGTTTCTTCAGATCCGCCCGCATTTCCTCGGGAACGAGAGCCGCAGGCTGCCAGCAGATAAAAAGTCCACGCCTCTTGCAGTCTACGCCAGCATCAGCAAGTTTGTTGCCGTGCGGGAGCCTGGAATCCCACAGGATGAGTGTGCCCGCCTTGATACCATCGACAGCACGCCACTTGCCGTGCAAGTGCTTGTAGCCGGCAGGGGTGCAGGTAGAGAAGTCACCCCTTGCCCCCTGGTTAAAGTGGCTGACGTCAGTTGCCACGTGCTCTCCCGGGGCGCAGATGAACGCAGCTCCCCCCTTCGGCACGTCCTTTAGTACGAGCTGGCCTTGGATCGAATGTGGGAAATCGCTGCTGATCTTCTTGAGCGTCTCGAGCGCCTGGTTACCCATCGTCCCCATATTGGTGGGGTGCACGTCAATGTGACCTTTCAAACTGCCGCCAGTGAGCTTGAAGAACTCGTTCTCCTCTTTCGTGCGGCCCCCCTTGTAAGTGAAGTTGCGGACGGCGTCGTCCTCAAGTCCGACGTAAGCGTCACAACCCACTTTGAGCTCCATTCCGGGGGGGTAAAAATGGGCGTAGCACTCCCTGGTCCTCGGATCCAGGCGGATGGTCCACACCTTTTCAGTGCACGTACCACCATACCCTTTCGTGATGCCTCCCATATTCCTTGCCCCGTTGGCGGTGCCGCCGCCGGGCTTCACCCTGGTCATGACGGTGTTCAGATTCTCCAGGTACTGACTCAGTGTTGGATCGTCCGGCTGGTAGACTTGCACAAGCATCACTCCGTACACCCTGTGATGCTCTTTCATTTCGTCAGAGAGTGTCGAGCTCCAGTAATCCAGGACGGAGAGGTTCAGTGACTCCATGGTTTGGTCGGGCTTGGTCGGGTTTGGTCGCTCGGGTTTGGAGTAACACATGTGGACGACCACAAGGGGTTGTTATTTGAAGGCAGAGTGCGCCGCGGTGCACTTGGGACCCTACCCCCCCCCGTGTGTGTGTGTGTGTGTGTGTGTGTGTGTGTGTGTGTGGCATTTCTTTGAGTAAGAGAGCACCGTTTTTTATCAAAAAAAAATTAAATATCAATAACTTATTATGTTGAAGAATCTTCTCTCAAGCTAATGAACATGGCTTTTGCGGCCATCCAAGTTCCAAGACTCAACCACATAGAACTGATAGAAGATGCTCCCTGAAATATACACCAGCGCATGGCCTGACAATGTGGCGTCATAGTCATGACTGAGGAAAATGCCACACCAACCACTGTCCATGGGCAACAAAACTTCGTATAAAGATGAGCTGCAGTGTAGTGTATTGACACCCAGCAGAAGTGTATCATAATTATCTGACACAAATCTTTCATCGTATATATATATTTTTTTTAAATGTCTTTAAATATTTTTGTTTTCCACGTCCTTCTTAACAACCCACTTACCATCCTTTTTTTCTTCTAGCGAGTACTCACTGCACTTGGGTCCTCCACTCGAAAACCGTGTTGAAAAAGGCTCTTCGCCAGTACGTGAACAACAAGTTCGTTGTGGAAAAAACACGGCCAACATGGTTAAGATTAAAATGATACAAATGTACAACAGTTGATTCATAGCAAGTTTATCATAAAAACCATAATTGAAATAAAAATAACCATATTGAAAGCAACCAAGCACAGCAGCAGGAAGTAACAATACTGGACGGTATGGCATTTCTTTTGCCGGAAGCCAAATAACAATGAACGAAGCGAGAAGCACCGTTATGTTGATAAAGACATTTACGGTAGGTATCACACTCACCATTTTTCTTTTTGTTTTAAAACTAATCGAAGTTCTCCTATGCTCGGCAGCGGCAGCGCTCTTTGACTTTTTAGTTGTTGTATTACTTGTAGGGTTAGCGGCAGCGCTGTTTGACTTTTTAGTTGTTGTATTACTTGCAGGCTTATTCGGTGCAGATGGTGTAGATAGTGCATTATTATTGATTCGTTTGTTATTTATCATGGGTTTCTTAGTGTCACAAAATAAATAAAACGAAAAAGTCCATTATTTCTTCAACCGAACCACTTCTCTCCCCTTCAGGGCGGGCCGCGTTATGACGATTCTCACTCCCAATGAGATCGCACGCCAGGTAGTGAAGAGATTGCCTCTTTCGGATGAAGTTAAGATCCTCTGGCTGCAGACGCGTGCAGTCAAGCCCGGTCGCGTATACACGGAACATGCGTTCAGACTGCGGTGTCATCAGATGAAACCAGTGATCGACCGTTGCATCATTGACATGCGCGATTTTGTTGATGAGTCTCATCCAGGGGGGGCCATGATCGACAAGCTTTACGATCTCATTTCCCACTACACTTTCTTGTACAATGAAGATCACGGGATACCACATGCCCCTCCCGTAGTTCGGCGGACTTGCACCGGCTGGCTTGGTTGCACGACACGCGTAGAAGATGTTGCGTACCAGCCATGGGAATGAGATATCGAATTCACGAGCAATCTGTGACTACGCGATCGTACGTGTAACACACACCATCATCATCTTTATACGTCAAGTGCAACATTGGAAACAGCGTGATCGTTGGTAGCATAAAGAGTGCTAGAGATGTCATAATGTACCCGGCTATGAATGAAGAAATTTCACTCACTCTCATGTGATTCTAGTTTCAGTATTTTTTTTTTATGGTCCCGGGCGGCCGATTTGACGATTTGGTTTCGTACCAGCATTCTTTGGTTTCGTACCAGCAGGGATTGCCGGGATTGCCGGGGTTGCCGCTCCGATAAATTCTTCTGCCAATCGATATCCCTCGCGTGCCCCTCTACTAGCCTTGCTTACAGCTGTTCCTACCGCAGCCATTGCAGCGGGAACTTTCAAACCAGCTTTTCTTGCTACCTCATATCTTGCGTTTTTAGAAGTCATGCGAACTTTCGTATTACCTATGAGCATGTCCTTAGGATTCACAACTGTTGCCACTAGACTTCGTTTCTTAGTCACTTTCACATTCCCAGAATTGGGTATACCCATGTTCGCTCTGGCTTTGGGTTTACCACCCAAAACGCTTGGGATTGACAACCTTCTAAAATCTTTCCCAAATAGTTGAAACGATTTCATCTTTCTTCTTAATTCAAATATTTCTCGTTTCACTTCGTTGCGTTCTTTGTAATTGAACTTGCTTGCCGACGTGAGGAAGTATTGTCTAACAATTGTTTTAAACATACCAGAGGGAATAGGTCCCGCGTCACCAAGCATTCTCAGTTTGGTAGCGAGCGAGAACATATCTTTATGAGATTGTCTCGCATTCTGTCGCACCTGATACCTTTCGATTTCATTCAGAGCTTGTTGTGTACTTAAACCTACGTGCACGTACAAATAGAATTGCAAACATTTCATAATGTTGTACAAAGCAGGTGTTTTCAGCTTCGCTTCTAATGATTCACCCTTCATCTCTGTGCTCTTCGTGATCTGCAGGAATCTGTTCATCAAATCATTATAATGAGCTCCTTTCGTCAATGAACCACCTTCGAACATTGGAATACAGACATTTTCCATCTGTCTTTGCACAAGACCCTTGATGCCACTATCAGAATCATCGATCATCAGTTTGAGTAACTTTGTTGCATTTTGTTTGACTTGTTTATATTCCGCATTATGTGCATTCAACGGCAAAATAAGTGGCAAAATAAATTGTTTGCTCGCGCCCGCAAATTTCTTGGCAATACCCAGCGCGGCTTCACTTCCACCATACATTAAGAAGTGTTTATACTTCTCACAAACAGTATGAATTTCACCATCAACCATGAAAAAGTTTCTATTCAACGTTTCTGCATCATTTTGACGATCTTGCATGCTTCTATACAGGCCAGCTCCAATTTTGTGCAGTTTTGATCTATCCAAATTGTATCCCGTCACCTTTGCTGGTCCTACTACTGTTTTGTTCCATTGTGACGTACCTACCAAAAATTCTCTGAGCGCAACTGACCTATTCGTATCAGTCCGCAGAGCGTTAAGATTGATTGTTTTCTTGTTTTCAATAAACAAGACATTCTTTATGTTTTTTATGTTCTCACTTTTTTGTAAGACAGTGTTACTCACCATTGATTGCAATTTCGAACCAGAAATGTTCATGTTATTGTTCGCGTTGTTGTTCGTGTTGTTGGATCCATTGTTTTGAAGCGTCACAACTGTAGGAGGATTGGGTTTCAATGCCTTTCTAGCTTCCAGTATGCTCAGTCGCAAGTCGGGTCCTTGTTTTAACTGAAAGGGATCAGAATCATAAAAGAATGGCTCAGTTGTCTGAATTCGATCTGGTCCGCTTGAAGTTCTTACTGCCGAGAATGTCCGCAATGCCTCAGATGGAGTCATCTTTCCTATACTTTTTCCATTGTATGCTGTTTTGATGTGTGTGTATCTTCCTTGTGAACCCAATCTGGATTGGCTTTGTAAAACACTGGTACAAATATTGTTCACTGCAATCGTCATCAAACTGTCTTTGATACCTGACGGCTCCATTCCGCTGTTGGCATTATAGTTTGGATTTGAAAGATGCTTAACTGGTGGGGCGCATGCATCGTTGTAACACCCGAATGGTAATTGATACGGATCGGCATTCGTATCGTCACAAAACCATGCACGACCGAAGCGGTGGTAACTTTTTCTCCAGGGTTTAGTGGTATCGCTTGGGTCACAGGTATACCCATAAGAAGTCACTCCCAGATTATCTGGTAGATTCAAGTTTTTGAAAGTATTTTGAAGGTTCGAAGGACTCATGGCTCTGTTATTTCTTGCATTCAATAATCTTGTTTTTTTTCTGATGTTCTCAACGCGTTTCGCATCATACATTTCTCGCAGCAATTGAATCCAATACGTTTGAGGCCCTTCGTTCCCGAACGATCGGATACCCTCATCCCAAATCAAGCTACTGGTATCCAAGTTTATGGCACCAAGTCCATTATTGTTGGATTTATCATACATAAAAAGCCCTTCAAATCTTGCTTTTAAAGGATGTAACTGAAACTTGGTACCTCTGAAACCAGTGTACAGGAGAGAATCCAAACGTCGTACGAATGAATGTAAAACAAGTCTACGCTTAACAAGTCGATCACCATAAAGCGTTTTGAACGGAATTCTTGTCGATCCTGATTCAGTAACACCCGCAACGGGAGCCGGGACAGGAGAAGTTTTTGGGGCCACCCCTGTTCTAATATTAGCGTTTCTTTCTTTTTTCCATTTTTGGTAGTCAGATTCGTTGATTGAAGTCACCCGGGTATCTTCACAAACAAGTAGTGCCTGTGTGTCGGGTTGATAATGGGAGGAGAAAACCAAATGGCGCATTTGTTTCTCATACTGGTTTCCTCCAGACTTACATTGTGGATTTGCAGCATCTGAAAGTAGTTTTGTTGTCGGCTCCGGAATAGCGCCTAGCGTCAAAGTTCTTCCCTTTTCATATGATTTTATTGCTTTATTACCCTCCAACTCTTTTTTTCTCTCCTTCAATTGATTGATCACCCTTTGAGCATTCTCTTTCTTAGCCTTATTAGAACCGTTTAGAATTTGGCTCAGCTCCTTCTCTTTCCTATTCAATTCAAGGAATGCGTTGCGCTTGTTTAGAATGGCCGTGACGTTCACCTGATTTCCATCCGGTACCTTTCTGGTTCTTCTCTTGTCAAGAGCCAGTTTTGTTTCCTTGGCTACAGCTTTCAACAATCCGTGGTATGTTTCCAAATGATGTACGATCAGTTTCGTCATCTGACTCTTAGTTTTCAACAATTCATCTTCACCACAGAGGTAGCGCTGGATAGTCTCTTCCGCTCTTGATATCACATCTTCGTAGATGAAATCTGCGAGAGGGGCGCCAGCAGGTATGATGGGTTTGGCTCGAGTAAGACCCGAATTACCAGAGTTGATGTGGTGTACAATGATCGGCACAAGTTTACTGCTGATAATCAATTTAGTGCCAAGGAATCCCTGTTGGTTTTGTGCGTAGCGCTCTAAGTCATTGGGTTTTTTTTTAGTTCTTACACTCATTTTACACTATTGTAATATTTTTTATTGAAGTGGCATATTTGATCATGCAGGAGGATGCAAGAACTGGACGACACAGTTGACGTATGCATTGATTACGCTAGATGGGAACAAGCGGGATCCATGGAGATACAGTACCCATTGTAGCGTGATTATTTCGTAGTTCGAGGTGGGGGAAATTATGACACATCATATCGTACCCCTTTTGGTCGTGAACTTGGTGAGACGCCCATATAGGTACAAAGTATGAGATGTACGATCCGACAAGCTTGTACAATGACAAAGCACCAATGTAACTCACGAAACGTTTAGACTCTGCTTCTTGATAAGTATTGAGTGACATGAAGTCGCATCTGTCCATATCACCATTTGTGACTTGAGCAATAGTCTTGTTACTATAATGAACCAAGGGATTGATTTCATTGCCATCTATTTGAATTTTATGTCCTTGTTCGAGTGCAATACTTTGATCCTTGGGAATGTATTTTACGTTAAGAAAGTCTTTCGCTCGCTTCAGGAGAAAGTCTTGACTACAGATTCCAATGTTATAAAGCCCATAAGTGTGAGCAAAAACCCATCCCGGAACAACTGGTAATGAATTAATTGTTGTAACAAAGTTGTTACGAGAGATTTTGCAGGTGTCATGAACATAAATATAGACCGCATTTCTATAAGATAGTTCCCTGAAATGTCCGGCCACGAAAGCTCTCTCGAACCCAACAAATGCATTGTGATCTGACAAATTCTCCGGTATGGAAATCACCCATTTGTTATTGGTGAGCTGCGAACAGAGGAAATCTGAACCACCTCCGTAAACAGTTATAGTGTGAAAACCAAACGTTTCTAATTCCTCTGATAATCTATGTGCGTTCTTAACATACTTTGATTGATTGAAAGAGTTTATCAGAAAGATTTTCATTTAGTGAAACACAATATAAAAGTGTGACAGGACAGACCGCGTTCTAGCACGTTTCAGATAGAATTCACCTATGCGTATTAGCACACCTTTTGTTGTGTTTTATTTTTATTTTCTTACATTGAAGAGTTTTGGTCTTTGTTTTTTGCTTTGTCCCAAATGCAAATTGATGACGCTCCCATCTCAAATCAATGTAATCATTTACCAATATGGAAAAGTCATCTGCTTTCACGATACATTCCTGATGTTCTTGCCATAGTTGAAATCGATTGTTGTAGAAATGTTCACGACTCGGTGCACATGTGTTGCTTGCAGAACAATCAAAGGTTCTTGCTAGACGAAGGTCAATGAATGATCCATTACAAAAACTGCGCGTCATAGCCCTGTGATCTACATTCAGAGTGAAGTCAGAATAGTTGTCATTTGCAACTAATGATGTTGTCCCCCATTCATGAAAAAGAGGTGTAGCAGTCCATTCACCGAGTGGTAAGGTAGATACCGCCAAGTCTTTTCCATCACTTGTATCTTCGACTTTGTAATCGTGACACAAGCAGTAAGGAACAGCTTTGCTACATTCTTCGAGAACACAACAATGTCCATCAAAATAGTTATTATCTAAGAGAAGTTCGCATTCGTAATCGCATCTTCTGGACATTATAATGGAAGCTCCTGCCTTGAAATTTTCTTCATCCAATCCGATTAAATCTGGCAATAATTCTTTATCGAAAATTTCATTGAGGATATCATCTTCAATCATCACGCGCACCATACTGAGTGGAATATTCATAGTTATGCAGTCGTCATGCAATCGCATCAACCGCACCGGCAAAACAAAGTCATACACAACATGGCACCGATCTTGCCCAATCGAGAAGCCAACTTCCCACACAAAGGGCACCAATAAGCAAACATCATTGTTTATTTCACAAGCCGGTCGAAATTCAACTGGTAAGAAAACCTGTTCCAGACTGCTAGCTGTTGAAGAAGTAATATTATTGTGCAACCCGGAACATCTCATCTCTTTTCGGCCAAATTCCTCACTCTTCCTATGCCAAGAATCAATTATCTCACCATTCGTTGTCTCAAGATAAGAATCAATTCCTCGACAGGAGCCAATGGACAGCATATTCCATTCTTTGACGGTATGGAAGAAGTCAATTGCTTCCGCATATTGTGGTGGATCACGAGCCAATGCCTTTTTGACATACAATTTGAGTCGTTTGTTTGCTATGAATTGTGCAAATCCAGACAATGTTGGAATACCATAGTTGTTCTGACCACGGAGATTCCTCTCATTTGTTGCCATGATTATCAGATAAGGTGTGGAATAAAAGCGAAGAATTGAGTTGACATTTTTCTGAGCAATGAGCACAAACGAATCAGAAAGTTTCACCATAGCTTCGACTCCTTCGACTGATGTATTGCTCATTTCAATCCTTCTGTGACTCAAAGGGTCAATATGACTCAGCACATCACACATCCGCAGGCGTTCTGTGCAGCACCTTTCCCAAACTCGATTGAAAAATGTGCCTTGAAAATTATCCCAAGAGTCGAGAAGAGTGTAATAAAAAGCCTTGCACGTTCCACGTAGATCGGAAATACCACGGTACATGTCGACTTGAAGAGGTTTTTCAAAAGTGTCTCTTTCACTTCTGGAAGACACTGCAAAAATGATGATTCTGCTCAGTATTTCACGTGGCAACTCGATTGTCGTTGTTGTTGAGTTTCTCTTTGTTCCATAACGTCTTTTCTCCTGAATATGTGTCATTGCATACCGCATTGAAATTGAGTCCAGATCATCTAAGCTTGTATGCTTGTTATTACTGCCAATATGTTTGCTTTGGTGTCTTGTGACAATGACGTTGCTTACTTCTTCTTCACAAAACAGACGCTGAGCCGATAGACTTACATGAATAGGTAGCTCATTGTACATGTATCGGATGTCGTACTTTCCCAGAAGACTGTCAACTACTTGAGCACCAAAGCGAACCAGCATGTAGGCAAGAGCGCTGCCAATATTGATCTGCAGTTGCGCCGCAGCGTCACTCAATGATGCGAACTGTACCCACTTTCTGGTGTGCACCTGGCGAGCCTGAATGGTGTCCGGTAGTATGCCTGAACTTCGTGCTTTAACCAGTGCTAAGAACCGAAGTCTGTCGTTAAACTCTGAATTATAGGACATGCGCGGGCGAGAAGCTTGGTCTGGTCGGGTAGGTTAATACATGTGGAAAGTCCATGGTTCACCAAAAATCCTCCGTGAAGGTCGTCCCTACACTCAATTCTCTTCTTCTTTCTCTCTTCAATTGAAGAGAGAAAGAAGAAGAGAATTGAGTGTAGAGCTCTTGAGTTCGGCCACTTTTTGGCGAGCCATGGACTTTCCACATGTATTAACCTACCCAACCGTCAGACTCTAACAATCTGCATAGAGTCACATTACCTAACCCGTGCTACCGACCGCCACACTTGGTGATTAAGTCAGGACTTTTGGAGCGTCTTGTTGTTCTGTATTTACCCCCCCCCCTTCGTTCAGCCACGCGCCCCGACTGGACTGAAGGAACGCGACCTGACAAGAAGCCGCCCCGAGATGCAAGAGGAGACTGTTGACACGGGAAAGATGACTGCATACAACACGTTTAGAGAGGTTCTAGAGCTCACCCGCCCCGTTGATTCGATTGACATGAGTACGGTCATTGATGCGCCGCCCAACATGAATGTCAACGATGACGACGATTCACCCCCTTCATGTCCACTGAACCTAATGAATCTTGTTAGAGCTATCCAAAACATTCGTTTCCCTAGTCCATCACGCCACCTTTCACGCCTCAGTGTCAATGACGTATACGATTCACTTGCTGAGATCATCGGCATTCAAGGGGAGGATTCTCACTGGAACACGTGTGACAGGACGACATTGTTTGTAAAACAACAGCAAGTCCTCTACCTTCTGGGTCAATACGGGTACCATGGACGTAGCGCCAAACATCTGGCCATGGCCGTCAAGTATGAAAGCATTGTCAAAATGTCCCATGACGAGTGGCGACGTATCGCGATTACCAGGAGTAACAAGAGGAAGTTAGATGACTGCATACATCTGACTGTTCTGAGCATGTCTCCACAGAAGCAATATGAGACGCATGTGATTATGGCTTCCAAAGATGGTTACCACTCGTGTGTTACGGGTCAACCGCAAGGACAGATCAAAACGACAAAATATTCAGTTGTTCAAGGGGAAGTCGATGCGAAGGTGAACGAAACTATCAATCTGGTCCTTCAAAATGAGAAGCGCAAGTTGTTTCTCGGGTTGAAGGGAATCAAAAAGGTCAAGAAGAATCTTGCGAAAGTGAGGACTGCAATGGGCTTTGGACGCAAGGCACCAATCAAACACATTGACGGTGATTACTCGAACCCCGTTGTTGCAGACGGGGTGCCAGTTTTAGAAGGAATAGCGATTTAGATCATTTGGGATGTCATAAAATATTCAATTTCATAATTCAATATAACACAGATTCGGCAAACTTCGCGCCATCTCTTGGAAGAGCCTGGCCTGCTGCAATTTTTTCCACTATACCATATCCAGACTGGAAGGTAGAACTCGAGTTAAGTGGTGTTTTGCTCAGAAGATATCTTAACAAAAACAAGACAATTCCGATAAAAAAAAACCAGACACTTTGTCCAGTGTAAAGTTCCCATGCCTTCAGCTCTGCAACTCGCTTCATGAACAGTGTATGCTTGACCATTATATGATATATTATGAAAATATTTTAAAAAAAATCAACCGAAAAATTCATCCTCATCCTCATCCTCATCCTCATCCTCATCTTCCAAAGTCTCTGTATCAAACCTAGGTTGTAAGAACAATTGAGGAACACCCGCGCCTGATCCAACTTTATCTAACGAACAGAATATCTTTAAAGAAAATGAATGCTCCATACCCTGTGGTTGATACAGAAATACCTCTCGTCCGTCATTAATGTTGGTGTCTATTTGCGAGAACCTAGCCAATTTCACTCGCAGTTGCGTGACAACAGGTATTTTAACATCAGCAAAAATCTCATACAAATTGGAAGTGAAAAACATTGTTTGTCCTTTCGGAACGGACAATATTATACGTCCAAAAGAATTTTCTTTGTTTCGCGATGTAATTTCCGAACTAATAGCACCATCGGGGGAAGAAAGAAAAAGATATAAATATTGTCTTCCAAAGAGATCGATTCGATTATTGGAATTAGTACGATGAACTGCACCATCATATGTAGAAATTACATCCTTAAAATCTCTGAATCCAAGAATGTATGCCAAGCCATTACTTGCGCTCAAGTCTTCTATTGCAAATCGCGCGTGACTGAGTAAGATTATGAAAGGTGAAAATTCATTTGAGATTGAGATTTTTGTTGTTGCTTCATCAAATACACAGTCAAAGTTGAGATCAATTCGTTGTAATCTCTTTCTGATCTCCTCAACAAACAGTAATGGTGAGGTGTAATCACCTGATGCGAGTCTGGTCTTAAATGATGCTCTTACAAGAGTTTGTTCAACCACTGTACCTTCAACATAACTTTGAAGAATTGTGTCCCTTGACTGTAGCAAGACTCGTGAAGTGATTGGACAAACCTGACTACTTTCATTTTCATGAACACTAAAAGTCACAATCTGCCCAGATGTGAAGATTGATGATGCTTCTTTAATCACTTCAGTATTATCAATATCTTGACTGATAGTTGAAACAGTGACCAATTTACTCTGAACAGAGTCGACATGGGTTTGTAACATGCAATGCAAAACAAGCACTCTGTGATTGAGTGTGCAATGAATGTAATACTGGTTGTCACCTAACTGATCTATCTTTGTTAATCTAGCCTGACTATTCAATGTGAAAAGCAACATCTCAGTCCCAGATAAGTATGCACCAACTTCTCTAACAAAAACCTTGTAAGAAAGTGCAAGACGGTCGGCTGACAAAAATAAGACAATGAAATTTGTATTCTCAATTGTTGGTGCGCTTATGACTTCAAAATCAGAAAAGTCAGACGCAACTAAATTCACCTGGCTAACCAGGCTGAAGGTTTCAGTTGCTTGAGATGGTGCTGTGGAATTATTTAACGGGTCGCAAGTACTGACTAGAGCATCTTTGTACAACAATCGTGATGTACTATCAGAATAAATTGTAACAACTTCTCCTTGCAATAAACCTGTTTCCAGGCGGCATATCCTTACCGAATCAGAGTTGGTGTGTTCCAGAAGGAAACTGTTTGAGTATCGTATAATCTCACCAACTAAATTTTGCAAGGGTGCATTCAATTCAGTACTGACTGACCTCTGAGCACAAACTCTAAGATTACCGTTATATATGAAGAAAATCAACCATTTCGTATTCAATGCAGCAGCTTCGAAGTCGTTCAACACAGTCACTTGCAGATGTGTGCCTGTCACTTCTGATTGAAGACACAAGGGACTTGTCAGTGTATTATCACACATCACAGAATTGATACCGTTTTCATTTACGAACGTCACAACGGTTCGATTAAATAAGGCACTAGATGTGTTGATACTCGTCGTCGGGTTAAACTCAGAAAAGACTAAATTATCAACACGAGAAAATAGACCAGTCTCTTTATCGAAATCAATAGTAGCAATTTCACCAAATCTGTTATTCGATTGATTCTGGTATGCAAATCTTAATCTGGCTGATGTTGAATTTGTGGCACCAGGTACGATCGATGTGTCATAACTTGAGAAAGCGGATGCTGAAATCAGGTCAGCTATGTTTGTATCATGCAACGCAAGTAATTCCAGACCGTTTCGTGCTGTGCCTGACATCGCACTATCAATGAACGTACTGAAGTCTTTGACAACAAAGTTCACCTGCTTTGATGCAATAGTTATAGTGAAATTCTCTTCTGCAACTATACTTATTCCCCCAATCTCTTGTATTGATTCTATACTAACCTGGTCTGCTTGCACCCCTGCAAATTCATATTTAACCCCCCTTACTAGTTCTGTGGTTGAGACTGGAAGCGCCTGAAGTGGGATGATTTCGGTTGCACCATTTAGCAGCTGTGCAGGATCATACAATGCAATAGAGAGATTCGATACAGCCATCTCAACAAAAATCAGTCTCGAGGTGGTGACTAGAAAGCACCCCTCTCCCATGATCGTTAAAGATTCCACGTCTAATACACCCGGAAATACACTGGCTTCGTGCAGTGTGAATCTGCTTATGAAAAAAACATCTGCACCATCATCCAAATCATTTTTGAAGGAACCATTAATCGCGATGCAATGATGAAGATTGGTTTCCGAGATGAGACCGGTTAATTGATTCGTGAAGACATGACCAGAGAATCCCCACAAATTGGGCAAACCAAGTTCATCTCTCCAGTAAAGAGAGGGTTTCGACCCAGGAAAGCAGTCATTTGAAAATTCGCCAGGGGTGTTGTGTAATTGTAAATCTGGTGAATCAGTGTATTCGCGAACTAGTTTCCATGTCCACCCCCCCGCTTCATCAATGCTCCAGAGATCTTGACCCACGAAGTCAGAGGACTGACCCGGCAATAAGTAAAATCTCTCATTGTCATAGTGCAAGTTGCATTTCGACCTCGCCCCAGGTGATGGGTTAGAAACAGACAAGGATCTTAGTTTTGGGGCGCGATTCAACAACTCCCATGATGCTGTATTGATAGAGTATTTCCAGAAATCTGCGAGGATTGTTTTCTCTGAATTTTCTATATGAAGAGCGTAATCAAGAGTCGGAAGAACATCCGACTGATCAGATCTCGCAAACGCGTTCACACCCAGAGTCTCCTGCGCATCCTCTGGGAACATGAAAATGTGAAACGTTTGGACACCATCAGACACCTCAGCCCAAATCACATCTGGTGAATCCAAAAGAACTGCTGTGTTTTTTGTGAACACAGGGTATAAAAACACATTCACATCACCCTCCCAAAAGTGTGTTAATGGCGTACCATCGCCCTGTTGCTCATACAACTTCACTAGCTTTCCACTAAATTGAAGAGGACCAACAACCGAAGAGGTTTCTCCACCAAAAATAAAGATATTTTCTCCATCATTATACTGTGCGAAATGAGAACGTGATCCTGGTGTAGAACTCGTTACGACACCGCTACTTATTGGCGACCCAAAAATATTATACGCTTGATATGTTGAGTCAGTGGTTATTTGCCACAAATCGTTGCTAGTACCATTCAACCCTTCACCACCAAATATCCACAGATTAGGAGGGTTTGCCGAGTCCACACTTGCCTCCCCATAAGCACGGGGTAACAGAGGGAATGTATTATCAGGGTGTGATGTGTATGGAAGTGAAGACCACTTCATACTGCGGACTCTTAACTCGCTATTTGTCTCTTTGACGCGTGAAGCTCTATCAAAACGACCCATAAGAAGCTTAGGATCATCCATCGCGCCACAATACGTATCACGTACAATAGAATTGAATGATCTTTGACCACCAATATGCAAATGACCCGATAGTAATGCAGTGGACGCATGTGCGTCGACACTTGATTCATTCGAATCATTGTTGATGAACAAACGTAAAACTCCGTTTTGGCGCCCCATGAAGACTTCCACAGGGCCATCATGATTAAAAGAAAGGTCCACCCTACTGGAAAAGAGTGATGCTGAAAGTTTGGGAATAGTACCGGAACAATCGAAAAATAAGCGCAAACTATTGCTGCTCACACCACAAGATGCTACGGTGAATATATTACTAACTTGATGACCATTCCGATGATCATCACTTAGTAATGTCAAAAAGTCTATTCCTTTGCTGTCGAAACATGTACACACACTGATGCCGCTTACCAGAATAGACCCATTCCAGCCACCACCTCCTACACCAAGATACTCTACTGTATCGCGTGCAACTAGGTTGCTTGCAAAGCTGTCGTCAACAATTATCTTCATTGCCATACCGTTGCCAATCCAAGAGAGGTGAAACCATTGGTTACGAGGGAACGTAACACTCAATCCTTCAACTTGTATCTCATTACCTGATGTCGCGAATAGTTGGAGTTGTCCCATCTTTAGTAAGGGTATGCTACCAGATGCGGTGGATGGAATGAATACAAATGAATTGATTATAAACTTATTTGGAATAAGAGTGTTGAAGTCAATGCGAACACTTTGATCCAAGACAAACGATCTGCCAGATTCATATATTGGAGGAATATTATTAGATAAATTGACAGACGAAAATGAAGAAGAGGGTTGCTCACCTTCAACTACCAAACCACTTGAAGTACAGTCTATACCTAATATCAATTTAGACAGTCTTGGCTCGAGTATACAACTGAAGAGAAAGTCATTGGTTTTGTTCGCCCTTAACGCAGTGCCACTTCCTGGTAAACTATACACGTTGTTTCCATTGAACATCAAGGATGCATCGTCTGAAAATATTTGTACTCCTGACAACACATTGGTCGCGTTTGTTCTTGTCACAGACGAGGATATCTTGTCTGTGACGAGTTGCGGTACTGTCTTGCGACACCGGTCAACAACGACACCCTCTTCTAGCTTGAGCGAAAAACTCAATTGTGAGAAGAATGGTTCTACCACCATGGACCAAAGGTCATTCATAAATCTATCATCATTCTCGCAACTTTGGAGACTGAGGAAGGTACTTTGTACCTCGGGACTTTGTTTGACGTCACTATCAAAGTATAATTCCACGTCAACATCTGCCCCAGCATTCAAGGCTTTTTCAAAAACAAACAGCTCTGGATCTCGGATCGCACAGAATCCATATTTCATGAACACATTTGTGCACTTCACAATGAGCTTCATGTTTTGTAAATTACTACTGTCCCACCCTGCAGTATCTATTTTCATAGAAATATTTGTCCATGAGTTCAATTCTGCAATGAAAGTTTGTGATTCCTTCTGCTGCAACCCATCAAAAATCTCTAAAGTAATGTTTGCATTTTCTTCGATTCGCAGTGTTCCAGAGGTATCCACAGAGTTCAAGAATGGATTTATTTGCACTGCAATCTCGTACTGAAGACCTGTTGGATTGGGGCCCACATCACCCCATGTTCCAGCCGAGGTGTCAATATCATTTGTGTATGTGACCATTCCAGGTTGCGTTGACGTAACGTAAAAACCAAGGGTGGTTTTTTCAAAGAATTCACTTACATCGGTCAGACCCTCCCATCCTGTACTAGTGATCTGCGTTTGGCCCGGATCTACCAGGCTTGTAAAGCTTGTTCGATTCGTACCAGTGAGAACGTCGTAAAATACTATCTTTCGGTCCGTGTTTCGTAAGTTTCGTAACACATAAGTATTGGTTGCACTTGGTAGTATCGAGAAATTTGGTGCATCAAAAACTTCCTGAGTGCCGGTGGATCTGAATGTTGAAATGCCTCCAAACAAAAACACTCGATTCTCACTGTTCGTCAGCATCGCTCCCTGTCGTGGTCCAGGCCCATTTGTGGTACCCGGACTCAAAAAAGACCACGAGCCATCACGAAAACTCCACAACTCTGAATTCTCATGAAACAAAAGACCAGTTCCATTCACACTTATCATTGCACCGGTAGCTTCTGTATTCGCACCAGGTGATTCGAAGCCTTTTCGTAAAGAGCGTACAGTGGTCGCGGAAGCACTGAACGTGAAAGGTTTGTTGCCAACATCTGCAACTCCAGAGGTAAAGACTGTGAAAGGAAGCTCATAATTGCTGACGGCAGCTATGATGTTGATCGTACCCCTGGTGATTTGGCCATCAATGCCGTAAAACAATGTATTTACCGAATCATCGATATATAAGAGAAATGACGATGATGATTTTCTTATGATCTCGTATTGACGATTTTGTGTCTGTGAAGTAAAAATTTTGATTCCTTCGAGTACTGACAACGGTATCTCAGGATCAAGCGCGTGTGCTGTAACTCTAAATCTATAAAATTCGTTATTTTCTAATTCAATAGATGGGAAGACTGAACTGTTGTTTGGTAAGCTGACAACTATCGAATTGTTTAGTCTCCTAACCTGTAATGTTACAACCCTGTACACATCTGATGACCATTTCACAACGCAATTTGGATCCACCACGAATGATGAAGTCGATGCAGCATTCACAGAAGGGAGTGACGCTTCAAGTCCGTACAGTTTCGAACTCATTAAAATTATCTCTGGACCGTCCATCACTAGTAAAACGTAAACTATCAGTTGACCCTGTGCATCCACAGATGAAACCAATACTCGCTTATTCATACAGTCACAGCTCACGTGTAGCACGCCACCCCTCTGGTCAATCTGAATCTCACTCCGAATGTACAAACTGAAGTCGTCATCAATGGTAACAAGTTTACATCTCACCTCATCACCCACGCAAAAAACAACAAATGATGTGCTATCGTCAACTCGACAAGAAGAATACGCACTTACTTGACTTTTGACCAAATTCGAATTACTTGTTCGTGCATCCACATCCTCAATGTTATTTCCTACTGAACCAACAAGTAAATTTACAGACTCATTATTTCTGTTGTAAAGCAATGCAAACTTGTTGTCCTGAAGCAAACACATTCTCTTATTAAACACTGGAACTGATGATTCAAACCGAAACTCAGAGCCGAATGAAAACAAAGACTCAGAAATGTCACTTCCGGAACGGAGAATCATGAATCGACATCCACCAGAAAAATTCTCTTCATCTTCCGAATAGCATGTTACAAACAAAACCTCTGCACCAGACTCTGATATTACAATCGAGTCCACATTCGATGTTCGTGATGCATTGAAAACACCACTCGGGCCTCGTAGCATCTCGCCACTATTCACATCACCAAGTCTCAAACAATCGATTATGCCATGTCCATTCGACTGTGACGAATCAACTCGTACAACTGTGACCAGGTTCACAAGGTCATGTCGTCTTGCATTGAGTCTCTCTTTAAATCCTATTGGTGCCCTATTCGCAAACAACACCGGAGAGATTAACAACTCCATAAGATTGTTCCCGTCATCAATAAAATACTCTGACTTTGGGATCTCAGCACTCGTCAATTCAATACGTGTGACGCCATATAATGGTTCTTTCAAATGAACGACATAATCGTTTGTATCTACAAAGGCACTCTTGTTTCGATCACGACTGTCTATATTTACATTCCTTTGAACTATTCTTCTTTCAGGAATTGTATTTCCTAAAATATCTGAGTTCATAATCTACAATAAAGAAACATTATTTTGCAGTCCTCAGAGCGCGTCTACATCTTCCATCGCTTACCACATGTCGTGCAGTTGCAAAAAATTGTCATGGGTTCATCAGAGCTACGCGTCTGTAACTCCCTGGTTTGAACCGTGTTGCTCTTGCAATTCTGACATTTGATCAGTGTGTCTTGAACCATATCATCCTCATTTGGAATAATTGTTGCTTTATGACCTGCTTGCATGTTTGCTTGCTGCCATAACTCCGGCCAGAAATCCTTCCTGGTCGCATCACCTATATCCTCCACCGAAAAGGTACCAGCAATCAATCGATCTCTCAACTTTGTCTTCTCATTCTTCAAATTCGCAAGGACACATAGGGCCTGTCTTTTGTAATGTTTTTTGGAAATCTTGTGCTTCGCGATCGACTTTTCAGTCCTCACGGCAAGATCATCCTTCAAATGCATACGAATTTGTCTCAGCATATGCATCCTCATTGCGATTCGCGAGTCCAACTCGGGAGTCTCGCATAAATCTTCCCCCTCCCTCCTGACAACTAACACATTCATAAGATCAAGAGGCTTGACATTCTCCTGACCAGAAGTTACAGCACCAACGAAGATTGCATCATCTAAGACCACTTGAGTCACGTAATTGTAAACAATCCTGAATTCATTCATGGATGGATTGGGATTTATTGGTGAGATCCTATGCACTGCTGCTTTGTAGACGACCTTTTCCAGCTTGTCACCAAACCGCGGAAATTTTGCCTCAAGGGTTGAAACGTTACAAGTACGAAACCCTTCCATTCCCAATCTTTCTTTCTCCTGTCATCATTCCACTCCTTTTAATACACTCCTTTCCACGCACCAAGCTTGCCATCGGGCGGGCGCGTTCGATAGAGATACGCCATAAACAGAAAAGAAATAGTTTAAATAGTTGTGTAAGGTCCAGCAAGAAAGTAACACAACGAGAAAGTAACATTAAAAAGATGCAGTATTGCAAATTTCTAATAAATACATTTTCTGCATCGAATACACTGCGGAAAAAACATACCCCCAAAAGGTGGGTGCGGGCGAGAATCACAAGGTGACGTACATGGACTCAAAAAGAAAAGTGTGGTTTCGAGTACATTGGGCGCCAAATCCGAAGAATCGTGAAATTAACTTGAATTCACTTTATGCTTATAACAAAAAAGAAAGAGGAGAGATACCAGCTGCAGCACTTGTACAGGGGCTTAAGGAAATCAGTAACACTATTCATGTAATGAACGATTCCTCCGTGCTATTGTCTGACGGAAAAAAATTAAAAAGGATTTTAATGCCAAACGAGACTCACAACATTTACAGAAACTTCTACCCAAAATATGATCAGATGAATTATTTTAATGGCCTGCAAGATGCTCGTGCGCTTGTGCAATCAATAATAAGAGGAAATCGTGAACTCGATAACTTGAGCAAGCTTGTACCTACAGTCAACAAGAGCAAACTGCGAAGATTTAGAACATTACTGCCCCCCGCTGGTTCGCAGGCCAGTGACGCAGACATAGAAAGAGTCATGACAGGAAAAACAGGCATCATAAGTGACATTCTTACATCTAATGCGTTCACCACAGAGCATCTAGAACATGGGATTCCAAGAACATGGAGGAGAACATGGAGACCTGATAATTTGAAAAAACTGTAAACGTTTGGTTTTTTTTAGGGGCGTTTGGTTATTCCAACGCTGCTCTTCATGATCGCAAGTCTGGTCCTTTACCTGCGCCTTACGCTCCACTGACAGAGAGCGTATAGCATCTCTAGAAAAGAAATTGGCAGCAAGGATGAGAGGATCAATTGCTCGCAGCAAGTGATTTCAATCATCAATTTCATCTATATCTTCGTCAGGAACGCAGGCATTCCAAAATCGAGTAACGAATCTACTGAGTTGTGGATGCTCAGATTCTTTCAGAGCTTGCAGCAAAATGTCATGATAAACTTTAGAATTGAGAGATACAACGTGTCCATCAGAATCGTGAATACCAGCCCGCCTCGCGACTTTCTTCCCTTGTAATTGCAACATATAAACATTCGTGAAAAATGCTTCGTTCATGTCAATCCATCCCACCATGAGCATACGCGGCATTATGTTACAGATCCTTGAAACTGTGCAGTATGGTTGTTGCAGGATGACAGGCGGTGGTGGTTCCGCAACGATGCTGAAACAAATCGCCATTTTTTCAGTCTCGATATCAATGACACAATCGAGATTCGGAGGAATCTCTGAATCAGTGTTGAACTTTTGAACCATCTCCACAATGAAAGAACCATCAACCATCTGATGAGAAACAAGCACACGAATGCGTCGATAGCAAACGCCACCCTCAATACTGACGTCAGAAGATCCGATCTCCTCAGGCGACAGTCCCTCAAGCCGCATGCGTGCTGTGATGTCGACCATTCGGAAGTGTTTCACGGACCCATACAAATGACGATCGTGGTGGAAACTCAGCGACACTATACGACGGATCAGATCCATCGGCACACCGGAAATCTTTTCGGAAACTTTGATCATCTTCGTGTAGTGACGTGAGGGGACACGTTCATGGTTGAAATCGTTCCTCTTCTTGCCCTTTCGTCCCGGGTGCTTTCTCCCCTTCCTAGTACTCTCTCCCGGCATGACAGTTCAGTTCGCAACTTGCGCGTTAGCACATGTGGAAAGTCCATGGCTGTCCAAAAATCCTTCGCGAAGGTCGCCCCTACGCTTAATTCTCTTCTTCTTTCTCTCTTCAATTGAAGAGAGAAAGAAGAAGAGAATTAAGCGTAGGGCTCTCGAGTTCGGCCACTTTTTGGCAGCCATGGACTTTCCACATGTGCTAACCTACCCGACCATCAAGCCGATTTCCCGCGCGCTAGTTTTTGTCTTCTTTAAGCTTAAAGACAAGCACCTCCCGTACGCAGCAATGACCAATCACTCTGAGAGCTACGACCCCGAGGACTACGACCCCGAGGGGTACCCCAGCCTAACCACCCGCAGACTCACCAACGAGAAAGACGGCGAGGTCCAAGACATCGACGACATGCAGCGGTTCAAAGTGAAGGTGGTGAAGGGTGGCAGATGGCGCCACAGGCGGTCGGATGTCGTGCAATATGGTAACGAGCGCGGCTTCGAGGTGCTGACGACCGAGGAGGAGTGGGCGGACGAGTGTCATGGCATACGCTACTGCCCCAAATTACAATGCAATAAATGTGGGACGGTGGTGACGAGCTCGCGCATCACCAACCTCCAACAGGGCAACAACATCATGTGCAAATGTAACCCTAACCACCCTGACCATCACTGGCGCCACAGGCGGTCGGATGTCGTGCAATATGGTAACGAGCGCGGCTTCGAGGTGCTGACGACCGAGGAGGAGTGGGCGGACGAGTGTCAAGGGAACACATACTGCCCCAAATTACAATGCAATAAATGTGGGACGGTGGTGACGAGCTCGTGCATCAACAAGCTCCAACAGGGCGGCGGCATCGGGTGCAAATGTAACCCTAACCACCCTGACCATCAGCATCACTGGCGCCACAGGCGGTCGGATGTCGTGCAATATGGTAACGAGCGCGACTTCGAGGTGCTGACGACCGAGGAGGAGTGGGCGGACGAGTGTCATGGCGCACGCTACTGCCCCAAATTACAATGCAATAAATGTGGGACGGTGGTGACGAGCTCGTGCATCAACAACCTCCAAAAGGGCAACAACATCGGGTG